ATACAATCCTGCGGCTGGAGTAGCAACGGTAATACCCAACGGCATACTCGATACGGGTGTCTCGATCAACACCACTCCTGCAAACAACTTTCTCAATCTGCTCGATACCGTTTCTGGTGTAACTGAGCCCGCCACTACGGCACCTGCGGGGTCGTTTCAGTATTATCAAGAAGCAAATGAGGCTGGTGTCTACGACAACCAAACCAAAGGTGGGAACACAACACTGGCAGAAATGCAGGGGGTATATGGAGACAAGCTGGGCCGCCCCGGAGAAGAAGCAAATGTGATGAACTGGGTCAATGCCGTTAATTCTGGGCAGATGACCTTTGACGAGGCCGTGGCGGGTATCGCAAACTCAGCAGAGGGGCTGGCCTACGCCGCAAGTCAGACCGCTGGTGCAGATGGAACCGCTACTACAACAGATACAAGCCCCAATAACCCTAGTTACGGCCCTAATATCACGGCCGCGATACAAGCTATAGAAGGTGACCTTTATAGCGCCGAAGAAATGGCAGAGTATTTTGGGTTAGGTTTAGATGAGTTTAATGCCCTAACAAATCAATACGGAGGATACACAGACCCAAATGCGGGGGTTAATGGAGGTGGCACAGACGATTCGGGTATGCCGGGTCCGCCGGACGGGGGAGATGTGCCATCACCTGACGTACCGACACCCGTCAATACCAACTTCAACCCCCTGATACAGCAGTATTATCAGGAGCTTTTTAATCGTCAGGCGCAACAGCCGGGGCTTGATTACTTCTCAGGCAGACTAAGGTCTGGTGCCCTCACTGAGGAGGGATTGCGAGATGCCATTATTTCTGGCGCCACAGGAACAGACAAGCTCTACTACGATTCTTCTCAGGCATATGGCCCCGTATTTGATGCAACGCAATCATTGTTTGGCAGAAGACCGGCAAGAGGAAGGTACAACCCAGAAACAGGACAGCTTGAAGGCGGCTTTGGTCAATACAGAAGACAGCTTGATGCTGGAGAGCTAACACCGGAACAGCTTAGAGGTAGGTTGGTACAGCTTGCCTATAACCGTGGCGCTGGCGGAGGTCAGAGTAACGACTATCAGGCGTACCTAGACTCTCTGGGCATAGACCGATCAGGCAATCCATTCCTGCAAGATGGCGGCACCTACGCCAATGTCGGTTATGGCAGTGATCTGAGTCAGTATCAGCCAGACCCCGGAATGCCTGCTCCTCCGGGCGGAGGCGATCTACCGCTCCCCGGAGAAGGAACACCATTTCCGATGCCCGGCCCGGCACCCAGCCCCATGCCGCCCAGAATGCCCGGAAAAGGCGGTAGAATCCCCGGTCAATACATTACCGGCAACCAGCTTTACTCTGGACTGCCGTATGGCATGACCCAGCCGATGGGCATGATGAATTTCATGCAACCCATGATGCAACCATCGATGTATCAGCCGCCGCAGATGTCACAGCAATATATGCCTAACCGTGGACTGATGTCTGGTTACTCCACAGGATTTGGCCCCTACGGCGGCTACCAAAGGCCGATGGGCGGCAAAGGCGGAATGATACGACCACGGCCCAGATTTGGATACGGCGGTAAAGGCGGCTACTAAGATGCGCCGTAACTACCGCAAGGAATACGACAACTACGATTCCAAGCCAGATCAAAAAAAGAAACGCGCCAAAAGAAACGCGGCTAGGCGCATGATGGAGAAGGAAGGCAAGGTCAAGAAGGGTGACGGAAAAGATGTAGCTCACAAAAAGCCCTTGTCGAAAGGTGGCTCAAACAAACGAAGCAACCTTAAAGTAACCAGCAAGTCTAAGAACAGGTCATTTAAGCGCACTAAAACAGCACGGATGGCTTAATGTCAGACCTAATCACGCCAGAATTAGCTAAAAAGCTAAAGGGCGCACCGCCAGAAATTAGACTAAAAGCCGCAGAAATGCTGGCGCAGGCAAAAGAGGCCCAAGAGATTGAGCGGGCGCAGTCCACCTACATGGGTTTTGTGAAGCATGTCTGGCCTGCATTTATTGAGGGCAGGCACCACAAGATCATGGCAGAGGCGTTTGAACGCATTGCCAGAGGTGAATTGAAGCGCCTGATCGTGAATATGCCGCCACGGCACACCAAGTCTGAGTTTGCTTCGTTTCTGCTACCAGCATGGTTCTTGGGCCAGATGCCTGAGAAGAAGATCATTCAGACGGCGCACACTGCGGAGCTGTCTGTTGGTTTTGGCCGAAAGGTGAGAAACCTTGTGGATTCGGATGACTTCAAGAAGGTCTTTCCCAATCTTCAGCTAAGAGCAGACTCCAAGGCGGCAGGACGCTGGAGCACCAACAAGAACGGCGAATACTTCGCTATCGGTGTTGGTGGTGCGGTAACAGGTAAAGGTGCCGACCTTTTAATTATTGACGACCCCCACTCAGAGCAAGAGGGTCAGTCAGCAGACCCATCTGTGTTTGACCGGACGTATGACTGGTACACATCTGGGCCTCGACAGCGTCTTCAGCCGGGAGGCGCTATCGTTATCGTGATGACACGCTGGCATATGCGTGATCTGACCGGCAAGATTATTAAGTCTTCTGCTCAACGGGTTGGTTCCGATGAGTGGGAGGTAATAGAGTTTCCAGCCATCATGCCGTCAGGAAAACCCCTGTGGCCTGAGTTCTGGAGCCAAACGGAGCTTGAGGCTCTGCGGAGCGAACTGCCCGCTCCCAAATGGAACGCGCAGTACCAGCAAAACCCAACCGCCGAAGAAGGCGCACTAATCAAGAGAGAATGGTGGAAAAGGTGGGAGCCTGACCATCCGCCGCAATGTGAGTTCGTGATTCAGTCATGGGACACAGCTTTCTTGAAAACCCAACGGGCAGACTATTCTGCCTGCACAACGTGGGGCGTGTTTTATCACCCCGACGATGAAGGCATATCACAGCCGAATATCATCCTATTGGATGCTTACAAAGAACGTCTGGAGTTTCCTGAGCTAAAGAAAACGGCTTACGAGATGTGGAGTGAGATGCAACCAGACGCATTTATCGTGGAAGGAAAGGCGGCAGGGATGCCGCTTATATTCGAGCTACGGGCGATGGGGATTCCGGTTTCGGAATACACCCCCTCGCGTGGTAACGACAAGATAGCAAGGGTTAACGCTGTTGCTGACTTGTTTGCCTCTGGCAACGTATGGGCGCCAGAGACACGATTCGCTGAAGAAGTCATTGAGGAATTTGCCGCGTTCCCTGCTGGGGAGCACGACGACCTTGTTGACTCTTCAACGCAAGCACTTCTCCGTTTCAGGCAGGGCGGCTTTGTATCGCTCCACACTGACGAAGAAGATGACTTTGACCCCCACGGGAGGGTGGCAAACTATTACTGACATCAATCGCTGGCACGACTTTGTTGACAATCTGGAGCGCAAACTGCGCCCGATGTTCAGGCGGCACTCCAAGCTAGGAGGCCCAGCCTATTTCGACAACAAAGACTTTCCGATTGCCCACAAGCTGGAAGAAAACTACTTCGTAATACGCGGAGAGTTTGATCAGGTGAGACAGCGGTTGCAGGACTTTCCGTTATTCCAAGATATAAGTCCCGAGCAGACTTATATATCGGATGACGATAAGTGGAGGATGTTCTTCCTCAAGGCGAACAACATGCGCTTTGAAAAGAACTGCGAGATGTTTCCCAAGACGATGGCGGTTGTCGATAGCGACAAAAGCATCGTTTCGGCCTATTTCTCCATCCTCGACTCAAACAAGATGCTTGTACCCCATGAGGGGCCGTGGTCTGGGGTGCTGAGAATGCACCTTGGTGTAGATATACCCACAGACGGAAAGGGATGTGTGCTGTCTGTGATGGGCAAGGAGTATCGCTGGAAGACCGGCAAGGTCGTTATATTCGACGATACATACGAGCATTTTGCGATCAACCTGACAGACAACATCAGGGTGGTCTTGTTTATGGATTATCTTAGGCCACTACCGTTGCCTCTGCATTGGTTGAACAAGTTTTGCATCTACATAGGGCGATTCTTGCCGTACTACAAAGTACCGATCCAGCGGCATAAGGCGTGGGAACGGAGGTTTTACGGAGAAGATGGCATTCCTGCAAAGCAACATTCCGCACTTTAAGTGCTGGGTAAGACGCGAGTACACACACAACCACAGCAAATACCACGGCGAGTTTCTACACGCTATGGCGGTTGCAGTAACAACGATGCCTTGTCGGTGTCTCAGCTTTCAGGTCATATTCACTGGCGCTGAAACTTACGACAACGACGAGCCAAACATCCACGGAGGCGCGATGTGGGCAAGAATGCCCATAACCGCCCTAGTCGGAGACACCCCCTTTGTGGAGTGGCCCGAGCCGATGCCGGTCTATGCGGCCCAGCCGTGGGACTGCTCATCCAGAGAGCACAGCGTTTATGTCCTTGAGAGGGCAACGCCGTGTCCTTGGATTGCCAAGATAGACGGGGAGTTCTATCCCGCAAAGTATATGTTCACGGTGGACTACACAGACAACGAGATCGCTGATGACCCTGCTCAACACAAGCAGAGTCATGTGATGGAGCTTCTGGATGCAGGCCCGTGGACAGGCAATATCGTGGCGCTACCCAATAACCGTGTACGGGTGACACACCCAGCATGGTGGTCAACGGGAGAAGGCGCACCGGATTTTAGGCCGTCACAGCATATTCACTACTCCAAGTCCGACTTGGATTACACGCTGGACGTAAACAGAGTATTCGACAACTTATACGCAGGTGATGAAGATGAAGAAACCTAAAGGTTATTCGCGAGGCGGCATGATGAAAAAGACGCCCAAGGGCATGGCAGGCGGCGGCAAGCTGAAAATGGTAGAAAAGGATGGAAAGCAGGTTCCGTTCTTTGCGGCTGATGGCCAAGGCAAGATGAAAGAAGGCGGCATGGTTCCCAAGACCAAAGGCTACTTCAAGGGCGGCAGAACCATGAAGAACAAGATGAACACCAAAGGCGGCAAGATGGGTGGCAAAGGCTAATGGCTGGAAAAAAAAGCCAAAGCAAATCAAAAAAGCCAATAGACCTCACAAAAGGCCGTAAGCCGATTACGGAAGAGGATGTTGAGCTTTATGATGGCCCGACAAGGGGCAAGCGAGGCTATAAGCTAGAGCCTGACTTTACTCCAGCGGCTACCTTTCCTGCTCCCATTGATCCTGTAGAAAAACGCATGGTCAACCCATTGGGCAATATAAGAAACGCCAAAATCAAACGACAGGGGCGAGAAGAAAGAGCGCGTAAAAGCAAAGAGCGTTTTGCAGAAAGGGAAAACAGAAGAAGACAATCACTTGTTGATGCCTTGGAAGACAATTATGGCTTTAATGATTCGGTAAAAGCCAAAGTTGACCTTGATGACAGAAAAGAAATGCGTGGCGGCGGAGCCGCTACTCGTGGAACCAAATTTTCTAGCAGGTCTAACTAAATGGCTATCGACCGCGTAGCAACGCCTTTTATCCCTCAGGGGGCTGGCGAAAACTTAGAGATCGTGATCGAAAACCCTGAGTCTGTCAGTGTGATGGACGAAGAGGGGGGTATGATTATTGATTTCGACCCAAATATGCCTGCCCTTATGGGTATTGAGCATGGCTCCAACCTAGCGGAGTACATGGACGAGCGAGACTTGGATGGTCTTGCAAGCGAGCTTGTCGGGCAGTTCGATGCTGACCGTATGAGCCGTGCGGACTGGGAAGACTCCTATGTCCGCGGTCTTGACTTGTTAGGACTGAAGTTTGAGGACAGGTCTACTCCGTGGGAGGGCGCTTGTGGCGTCTTTCACCCGATGCTGTCTGAGGCGGTTATCCGCTTTCAGGCTCAGACCATACAGGAGATATATCCCGCCAGTGGGCCTGTAAAGACTTCTATCGTCGGCAAAATAGATGACGAGAAGACCAAGCAGGCGCACAGAGTACAGAACTACCTGAACTACTTGATTACCCAGCGTATGACGGAGTACAGGACGGAGACAGAGAAGCTGTTGTTCTCCCTGCCGATTGCAGGCTCCGCATTCCGCAAGGTCTACTTTGACCCCAGCATGGGCAGACCTTGCGCCATGTTTGTGCCAGCAGAAGACTTTGTGGTCAGCTACGGTGCGTCTGACTTGTCGACATGTGAGCGCGCCACCCATGTAATGAAGAAAACTTCCAATGAAATCAGGAAGTTGCAAGTTGCTGGGTTTTATTCAGATATAGATTTGCCTGCACCAACACCGGACATCTCTGAGATACAGCAGAAGTATGACCGGATGACGGGAGACTCGGACAACTACGAGCTTGACCACAGGCACACCCTGCTGGAGATGCATGTTGACATCGACCTGTTAGGGTTTGAGGACACAGACGGAGGCAAGCAAACAGGTATTGCTTTGCCCTACGTTGTTACCATTGACAAGTCATCACGAACGATCCTGTCGATACGGCGCAACTGGTACGAAAACGATCCAGCCAAGATGAAGCGGGATCACTACGTTCACTATCAGTATCTGCCGGGGCTAGGATTCTACGGGTTTGGCTTGGTACACATGATCGGCGGTCTATCTAAGTCGGCAACTTCGTTGCTCAGACAGTTGGTAGACGCTGGAACACTTGCCAACCTACCGGGGGGATTGAAGTCTCGGGGGCTCAGAATTAAGGGCGATGACACTCCCATCATGCCCGGAGAGTTCCGTGACGTAGACGTTCCGGGTGGTGCAATCCGCGACAACATCACGTTCCTGCCTTACAAGGAGCCAAGCAACGTCCTTTATCAGTTGCTGGGTGACATTGTGAATGAGGGGCGTCGATTCGCGTCAGCGGCGGATGTGAAAGCCTCAGACATCAATGGCGAAGCGCCGGTTGGCACCACGCTTGCGGTATTAGAGCGCGAGATGAAGGTGATGAGCGCGGTACAGGCCCGTGTTCACGCCGCAGTCTCCAAAGAACTCAAGATACTGTCAGAGCTTGTCAGGGACTATGGCCCAGAGGTCTACCCCTATGAAGAGGAGGACGGGCAGACCGTTCCCACAGACTTTGATGATCGGGTAGACATTATTCCTGTCAGCGACCCCAACGCGGGGACGATGGCGCAAAGAATCATGCAGTATCAGGCGGCGTTGCAGTTGGCGGCTCAGGCACCCCAGATGTATGACATGCCACTGCTTCACCGCCAGATGTTAGACGTTCTGGGCATTCAGGACGCAGACAAGATTGTTCCAACAGAGGACGACATTAAGCCGACAGACCCTGTCACAGAAAATATGAACATTATCACCGGAGAGCCGGTCAAGGCGTTCATATATCAGGATCACGAAGCGCACATCCAAGTCCACATGGCGGCGATGCAAAACCCCGACATTATGAAGATGGTCGCCAGAGCGCCTAACAAGAAGGCGATTGAGGCGGCATTTGCCGCGCACATTGCGGAACACGTAGCGTTTCTATACAGGTCTAAAATTGAGAAAGAGCTGGGAATTGAGCTTCCCGGCCCAGACGAAAAATTACCTGAAGATATCGAACTGCGTATATCTAGATTGGCAGTGCCTGCGGCTGAACAGCTTACAGGCAAGGCCCAGATGATGGAGCAGGCAGAGAAAAACGCCCAGCAGTCGCAAGACCCGATTGTTCAGATGCAACAACGAGAGTTGGCGCTCAAAGAGCAACAGGCGGCGGCTAAGGCGCAGACCGACATGGCTAAAGTCCAAGTCGATGCACAAAAGGCAGAAGCCAAGACCATGCTTGATCTGGAGAAGATGGATCAAGAAGAACGCTTAGAGAGCGCAAAACTCGCCGCAAAGGTGGCGATGCAAGACTCCAAAGAGGAAGCCCAACAGGAGATAGAGGGCTTCAAGGCTGGATTCAATTTAATCAAGGACACCCTAGATGACGAAAAAGGCAACGAATAACGTCTTAATAGCCATACAAAACGATCTGAGAACTCAAATGAACGAGGTCTCGGATCATATGGCGATAGGCGGTTGCAAGGACATGGATGAGTATTCCCGCAATGTGGGCATTATCCAAGGGCTGGCTTTTGCAGAAAGAACGCTGTTAGACCTAGATGAGAGGTTGGAGCGCGAGTAATTCGTTACACACGGTAACGCATGGTGACACCAGACACCTATCTCTGGTGCAGGAACGGACTATGACTGAAGAAGACACACAGGTTGCCAAGCAACTACCCGAACCCAAAGGCTACAAATTACTCATTGCCCTCCCAGAACCCGACGAAATGACGGAGGGAGGCATCCTCAAGGCAAGAGAAACCATGCACATTGAAGAGATTGGCTCTGTGTGCGGGTTTGTCGTAAAGATGGGCGCTGACGCTTATGGAGACAAAGCTCGTTTCCCAAGCGGCCCGTGGTGTGAGGAAGGTGACTGGGTGCTAATGCGCTCATATAGCGGGACGCGATTTAAGGTTCATGGTAAGGAATTTCGCCTTATCAATGACGATAGCGTTGAAGCAGTAGTTGAAGACCCAAGGGGGATTGTGAAGGTATGAGCGAAGAGCAGATGGAAGAACAAACCATGTCCACTGAGGACAAGTTTTTCGGTGTCAAGACAACTATTGGCGGTGAAAAAGCTGATGTTGATGTCGAAGTCGTAGATGACCGGCCCCCAGAGGATCGCCGTCCTCCTGCCAAAGAGGCCAAGGAGGAAGAAGGTGGCGACGAAGAACTGGAGGGTTACTCAGACAAAGTCAAAAAGCGCATTAATAAGCTACGCTATCAACAGCATGAGGAGCGTAGGCAACGCGAATCCGCTGAGAAAATGCGCGAAGAAGCTGTCAGAGTGGCTCAGAAGTATGCGGATGAAAACAAGAAGTATCATGCGATCATCCAAGAGGGCGAGCAGTATCTGGTTCATCAGATTCGAGAGCGAGCTAATCTGGCTCTGGAGCAAGCTAAAGGTCAGTATCGCCAAGCATACGAAGAAGGAAATACGGATAAGGTTGTCGAAGCCCAAGAAGCTATGATGAGGGCGCAATCTGAGTTTCAGTCTGCGGATTACCAGATGAACCAGATGAATGCGGAGCGGCAAAGGCAGGTTCAACAGCCACAGCGTTTTCCAGAGCCGCAACCGGCAGTACAAAAGCCACAGCCACAGGTTCAAGAGCCGCCACAGCCAACCGAAAAAGCGGCTAAGTGGGCGCAGGATAATCAGTGGTTTGGTCAGGAAAAGGATATGACTGCTTTGGCGTATGGCGTCCATGAGCGGCTTGTCAGGGACGAGGGGTATGACCCCAACTCCGACGAATACTTTGAAACTATAGATCGCACGATGCGCTCTAAGTTTCCAGAATACTTTGGTGGTGATGACTCGGAAGAGGCGTCTACCACTAAAAGTCCCCCCGTGGTCACAGCGCCTTCCTCACGGAATAACGGTGCGAAGCCACGCAAGGTGAAGCTGACTCGCACTCAGCTAAGTCTAGCCAAGAGGCTAGGTCTAACACCCGAACAATATGCCAACCAGCTTGTTAAGGAGGCTCAGTAATGGCAGAACAGCGCACAAACAGGGACGCAGAGTCCAGAGAAGTAGAGACAAGAACAAGCGATTCGTGGATACCGGCCTCCGTACTGCCGACCCCAGCCCCTCAAGACGGCTGGGTGTTTAGGTGGGTACGCACCAGCACATTGGGCCAGTCAGATGCTACGAATGTTTCCCAGAAGTTTAGGGAGGGATGGGTGCCTGTAAAGCAGGAAGATCACCCAGAGCTTGAGGTCATGTCTGATATAGATTCCAGATTTCATGGAAACATCGAAATAGGCGGTCTTTTACTCTGTAAACAGCCAGAAGCAGAGGCTGAAAAGAGAAAGGCATACTACGAAGATGTCGCCAACAATCAGATGGCATCTGTTGATAATAACTTCTTAAAGCAAAACGATCCCCGAATGCCCGTTCTCAATCCTGAGCGGTCTACTCGGACTACCTTTGGTCGAGGCTGACTCCGGTTTACCGGAGAGCTTTGGCCTTTAATCTAAGTTTGGAGACTTAAAATGGCTACAGCGGCTACTCCGATGGGTGCAGAACCCGTAGGCACTCTTAGTGCTTCTGGTTCTTTCACCGGAAAAGTGCGCCATATCAAGATTGCTAGTGGTTATGCCACGGACATCTTTTATGGCGATTTCGTCAAGCTGGTTGCGGCTGGTACTTTGGAAAAGGCGGCGGTTACTACTGCTGTCGTGGCAGGAACTGTCGGCATCTTTGTCGGCGTTTCCTACACTGATCCCGGTACTGGTCAGTTAACCTTTAACCAATACTTCCCTGCTTCAACAGCGGCAAGTGACATCATGGCTTATGTCGTGGATGATCCCAAGCTGTTGTTCCAAATGCAGGGAGACGAGGCAATTGCTCAGACAGGTCTGGGTAACAACGTCTCGGCTGTCAGCACTGCTGGCTCAACTGCTATCGGTAGGAGCAAGAATGCTCTTGACGGTGGCTCAATCGCAACCACCAACACGCTTCCGCTTCGTATTGTGGACTTCGTGGATGGCCCTAACAGCACGGTAGGTGATGCTTTCACCGACTGTATTGTGACGTACCTCCCACTTAGCCATGCCTACGAAACCAAGCTCGGCGTTTAAGGAGACTTAGGAAATGGCTATTTCACGCGCACAAATGTTGAAAGAACTGCTCCCCGGTCTGAACGCCTTGTTCGGCTTGGAGTATGAGCGGTACGACGACGAACACACGATGATTTACGAAACTGAATCATCTGAGCGTTCGTTTGAGGAAGAAGTAAAGCTGTCCGGCTTCGGTGCCGCACCAGTTAAAGCTGAAGGCGCGGCCATCAGCTATGACTCGGCGCAAGAGTCGTTCACTGCTAGGTATAATCACGAAACGATTGCTCTCGGCTTCAGCATCACAGAAGAAGCAATGGAGGACAATCTATATGACTCATTGTCAGCGAGATACACAAAGTCTCTTGCAAGGGCAATGGCGCATACCAAGCAAGTGAAGGCGGCGGCTCTTCTCAACAACGGGTTCACCAGCTTCAACTCTGGTGACGGTGTAACCCTGTTCAGCACGGCTCACCCGCTGGTAAACGGAGGAACTAACTCCAATACGTTTGCCACTGCGGCTGATCTGAATGAAACCTCACTGGAAGATGCTGTGATTAACATCGCCGCATTTACCGATGAGCGTGGACTGCTGATCGCGGCTAGACCTCGGCGTCTAATCGTTCCCCCCGCACTTCAGTTTGTAGCAACTCGCTTGCTTGAGACTGAGGGTCGAGTCGGAACATCTGACAATGACCTGAACGCCCTTCGCAACAACGGATCAATCCCAGAAGGATATTCGATCAATCACTTCTTGACCGATACTAATGCCTTCTTCTTGATTACCGATGTACCGAACGGCATGAAGCACTTCGACCGTACTGCGTTGGAGACTTCAATGGATGGCGACTTTGACACGGGCAACGTCCGTTACAAGGCTCGTGAGCGATACAGCTTCGGCGTATCTGATCCACTTGGAATTTACGGCTCGCCCGGAACTTCCTAAAA